TTGTGGAGATGAAGAGCAGCGTGCTGAAATTTATGGCTGCGCTGCGGATAGAGGTCAGGCAACGATTGTATTTGACGTTGCTGTAGATATGGTGCGTATGTGTCCGGCCTTAAATAAAAGGTGCAAGATACTGGCGTCCCAGAAGAGAATTGTATATCTTCCTACGAATAGCTTTTATCAGGTGCTATCTGCGGAGGCCTACTCAAAGCATGGCTTTAACATTCATGGTGTTGTATTTGATGAGCTGCACACACAGCCAAACCGAAAGCTCTTTGACGTTATGACGAAGGGCTCCGGTGATGCTCGTATGCAGCCCTTGTACTTTTTGATTACGACAGCAGGCACCGATACCAATTCCATCTGTTATGAAACACATCAAAAGGCGCTGGATATTTTAGAAGGCAGAAAGAAGGATAGCACCTTCTACCCTGTTATCTACGGTGCAACAACAGAAGAGGATTGGACAGATCCAGAAGTGTGGAAGAAGGCAAATCCCTCTCTTGGTGAGACTATAGGTATCGATAAGGTACAGGCAGCTTGTGAATCAGCCAGACAAAATCCTGGTGAAG